TACAGTAAAAAAGTAGATAAGCGCATTAAGAAGCTTACTGCCGCTAGACGCCAAGCTGAAGAAGAGGCTGCGGCGGCTGTTCAGTATATTCAGCAAGTTCAGGCACAAAACGAGCAATATAAGCAGCGTTTATCAAGCTTGGATAAGGGGTATATGAGTGAATACGAGGGCCGTATAACCACTCAAGAAGCTCAGGCGAAGCGTGCTATGGCTGAAGCCTATGAGGCTGGAGAGTACGAAAAAGTTGCCGAGGCTCAATCTGCAATTGCTCAAATCGCAATTGAAAAAGAGCGTTTGCGGATGCAGAAGCATCGTTCTGCGCAACAGCAACAGCAATCTCAACAACAGGCTCAGGCTCCACAACAGCCACAACAGCGCCAAGCTCCGGCACGAGATTTAAAGTTAGAATCTTGGATGGAGAAAAACACTTGGTTTGGTCCTAACGGTGACAAAGTTATGACTGGTGCGGCTAGGGCAATTCACAATACATTAGTCGCGGAAGAGGGTTTCGATCCCACCAGTGACGATTATTATGCAGAGATCGACAGACGTATGCGTCGAGAAATGCCAAACAAGTTTCAGGCTGACAGAAAGAACGTCCAAGCTGTCACACCTGCGGGTAGCGGAAATCGCAGCCCTAAATCTGGACGGAAAAAGCAAGTAGAACTTAATGCGGGTCAAGTCGCTTTAGCACAGAAGTTAAACATACCTCTGGACAAATATGCTGCTGAAGTTGCCAAAATCGCAAATCGGAGAAATTAATATGACTGATAGATCGTCACGCGAGTCAAAATCGCGGGAGCTCGAAGAGCGCAAAGTATGGCGTCCCGGTTCAGCATTAGATGCTCCAGAGGCTCCGCTTGGATACAAACATCGTTGGATTCGTGAATCTGTGATGGAATTTGATGACAAGACAAACGTCCATAAACGGCGGCAAGAGGGATATGAACTCGTTCGTGCAGAGGAATATCCAGAGTGGTTTGGACCAGTAGTAGATGAGGGACGCAACGCAGGCATCATTGGTGTTGGCGGTTTAGTATTGGCGCGTATCCCCAACGAAATGGCAGACCAGAGGAATCATCACTATCAAGGTGTTACCAATAACCAAATGGAAGCCGTTGATCGTGACTGGATGCGCGAAAACAATCCAGCTATGCCTAAACTGGCAGCGCAACGCAAATCATCCGTGAGCTTTGGTTCTCGGAGTAAAACTGAAGGATAAGTAAAATGGCGAATCAAGACGCCCCTTTCGGCCTTCGCCCTGTCCGCACGAGCACTAGCTCTCAGCGGCAAAATCGGTATCGTATTGCTTCAGGCTATAACACAGGTATTTTCCAAGGCGACCTAGTAACGGTTGCTACAGGCGGAACAATCACTCGTGTGCCTGCTGGTAACACAGATCTGATTTTGGGTGTATTTAATGGCTGCTCATATGTAGATCCAAATGGCAATATAGTTTTCTCAAACTATTGGCCTGCTAACGCAACTGGAACTGAAATCTTTGCAAATGTCATTGATGATCCAGCCGCAACTTTCGAAATCCAAGCAGACGCTGCATTCCCTGTAGCTGACTTGTTTGGCAACTTCGACATTGTGGATGCAACAGCAGGTAGCACAGTAAGTGGAAATTCTCGTACTGAGATTGATGTCACAACTGGTGCTACAACCGCTGGCTTGCCACTCAAAGCAATCGACATTTCTCAAGATCCTGAGAATAGCGATGTTTCCACCGCGAACACTAACGTGGTCGTAAAAATCAATAATCACCTGTTCAGTGCTGGCACTGCGGGTCTGGCATAAGGAGACTGAGTTATGGCTATTTCACGTTCACAACTGGTCAAAGAGCTAGAACCGGGCCTCAACGCTTTGTTCGGCATGGAGTATGATCGTTACGAAAACGAACATGCTGCGATCTACGAAACCGAGTCTTCAGACCGTGCGTTTGAAGAGGAGGTCATGCTCGTCGGATTTGGCAATGCACCTTCAAAATCAGAAGGTTCTGGCGTTGAGTTTGACAATGCAAATGAAGCATACACTGCTCGTTACTCACACGAAACAGTTGCCCTCGCATTTGCACTTACTGAAGAAGCTGTTGAAGACAACTTGTATGACCGCCTTGGCGCTCGTTATACTCGTGCTTTGGCACGCTCTATGGCTCACACTAAGCAAGTTAAAGCTGCTGCAACGCTCAACAATGCGTTTGATGCAAACTTTACTGGTGGTGACGGTGTTGAACTTTGTTCAGCGGCACACCCTCTTGCTGGTGGCGGAACTTTCCGCAACGAGCCAGCAGTAGCGTCTGATCTAAACGAAACTTCTCTTGAGAATGCTCTCATTGATATTTCGACGTTCGTTGACGAGCGTAACATGATCATTGCTCTTCGCGGCATGAAGATGATTATTCCACCACAACTGCAATTCGTTGCAGATCGTTTGTTGGAATCAACTCTTCGCGTTGGAACTGCTGATAATGACATCAACGCAGTTCGCAACATGGGTATGCTTCCTGAAGGTTACACAGTTAACCATTTCTTGACCGACCCAGACGCGTGGTTCATTAAAACTGATGCTCCAAACGGCTTTAAGCATTTTGAACGCTCACCAATGCGTACAAACATGGAAGCTGATTTTGACACAGGCAACATGCGCTTTAAAGCTCGTGAGCGTTATAGCTTCGGCTATTCCGATCCACGCGCTGTATTTGGTTCGCCCGGAGCCTAATCCGTTTCGAACTTAATTTAAGGAAAGGGCTGCTTCGGTGGCCCTTTTCTTTTTCTAAAACATCTGTATCATGTAAATATCCCTGACAGTCGCATGGTGCGGCTGACTTTAGCCACGACAGGAGATTCAAATGGCTCTATCAACTTTTTCAGGACCCGTTCGTTCCAACAACGGTTTCCAAATCCCCGTAGTTACAACTGCTAACTTGCCAGCTTTTGGCGATGTTGCGGTTGGCACAGCGTATATCGTTAGCGATAATGGCGCAGGCAACAATGAATATTGCATTGTTATCAACACAGGCGCGGCTTGGGTAACTGCTGTTGGCGCTGCACTATCTTAATAGGAGGCTAACATGGCAGGACCAGTAAAGGCTTATGCTTGGCCTCAAGGCACAACAGCCGCTGTTGTTGGGCCTCAACGCTCTCGCATTCGACAAGTTGTAATGTACGCGGAAACCGCTGGCAGTTTTACAATAAAAAATGGCTCTAACTCAGGAGAGACGTTAATTGAACAGCCGTTTCCTGTGGGAATGCACGTTTTAAACATTCCTGACGATGGTGTTTTGGCAACAGAGGGTGCGTATATAAGCGCGTTTACTGGAGCCAATAACGATCTGACAATCTTTTTGTCTTAAAGAGGGTTGGATGGCTAATTTCCGTTCCATAACACAAGTTGGAACATCTGAGCCATTTGAGCTACAGGTGGCCCGTGGTCAAATCACGGGCCATTATCGCGTGCATAAGTTTGGCTTTAACTCTCTTATTAACGAGATTGAAGAAACTATCTGGGACGTTGGCGCACTATACGTTTATCCGTCTGCTGCGGTGAAGATGACTGCAACAAGCACAGACGGTGCTAATGACGAAGACGTTCAGGTGACGATCCAAGGCTTGGACTCGGACTATAACCAGATATCTGAGACAGTAACCTTGAATGGCAGCGGCACTCAGGAGACCAACTCTTTCTTCCTGCGCGTGTTCCGGGCTTCCATCGAAGGCTCTCAAGATCCGTCTGGTACAATAAACATTACCAACACTGGAACAACGTATGCTCGTATAACGCTGGGGGAGAATCAAACTCTCATGTGCGTTTGGACAGTTCCCGCCGGGTATACGGCGTATCTTTTTCAAAAAGATGTTACTTGTCTTACTGAGGCAAACAACAAGTTTGGAACGATTAGCTTGGTTGCAAAAAAGTCGGGGGGAGTGTTTAGAACTCAGGATAAGTTTTCCGTTCAAAACGGGCACACTGAAATAGCTTACTCAACTCCTCTTCAGTTCCCAGAAAAAACAGACATTGAGGTCCGCGCTATAGGCAGTAGTTCTAACTCTGCACTTCACGTTTCGGCGGCACTTGATATTATTTACATCAAAAATGAGGATTGGTCGTAATGCCTCGCAAAAAAGAAACACCGATCCGCAAGACAACTGGCAAAGGTGGTAATTACCGCAAAACCAAGTCTGGCGCGGGTATGACCAAAAAAGGTGTGGAAGCCTACAAAAAAGCTAATCCCGGTTCAAAATTAAAAACTGCTGTGACTGGTAAGGTTAAAAAGGGAAGCGCAGCCGCAAAACGACGCAAGTCATATTGCGCACGTTCCGCTGGTCAAATGAAGAAGTTTCCGAAGGCGGCAAAAGACCCTAACTCACGCCTAAGACAAGCGAGAAAGCGGTGGAAATGTTGATGGCTGACAAAAGTGTTCACGACTTAGAGTTGGAATTAGTAAAATTTCAAACTCAACAAGATCATTTGGTAAATAGCGTCGATAGGTTGAAAGACGATATGAAAGAGGTAAAAGTTACCTTGTTTCAAGCAAAGTGGATGATCGTTGGTGCACTTTTAGTCGCGAGCTTTATGAACAGCGATATGCTTATAGAAGCTCTGTTGGGGCTTTCTAAGTAATGGCGATTGGTCGTTCTCAAATGTCCCAACAGGTGACTAAGCCGCCTATGAAGAAAAAGGTGAAGAAAAATGCCAAAAGACGCATGTTACAAAAAAGTAAAAGCAAGGTACAAAGTATTCCCAAGCGCATACGCAAGCGGCGCAATCGCAAAGTGTCGTAAGGTTGGCGCAAAAAACTGGGGTAACAGTAAGAAAAAGCCTGTGAAAAAAGCTATGGGTGGCGAGATAATGCCGTCAAATGAGTATCGCAAACGTCCAGTCCGACGCATGTTGAAGGGTGGAGAAGCTATTGCGAATGGGTGTGGCAGCGTAATGACTGATCGTCGTAAAGTTACAAGGTTGGGCTAATGGCTGTTCGGAAAACAAAAAAGGGTGCTGCACTCAAGCGTTGGTTCAAAGAAGACTGGAAAGATGTCAAGACTGGCAAGCCATGTGGTCGTAAAAAGGGTGAAAAAAGAAGCACTCCTTACTGCCGACCAAGCAAGCGAGTAAGCTCTAAAACACCTAAAACAGCTTCGGAGATGACATCTGCTGAAAAGCGTAGTAGAGTATCTCAGAAGAAGCGTCTTGGACAACCCGCAGGAAAGCCAAAGCGTGTTAAGCCGCTTAGAAGGAAAAAGACATGACTGTATCTGGCTCCGCAGATTTTGAACTTGACGTAGCGGAATACGTTGAAGAGGCATTCGAGCGGTGTGGCTTGGAAGCCCGAACTGGCTATGACTTAAAGACAGCAAAGCGGTCGTTAAACATAATGTTTGCGGATTGGGCCAACAGAGGCCTAAA